GTCGTGCTTTTCTTGCTTATCCTCTAAGGCCTTTACCCGATAATTAAGGACGGCCCAGCTAGCCCCAGCGCTGAAAATGCTAGTTATTACTATTGCCGCTATTTGCGTTTCCACTGTCTTGCTGTTTTTTAGTTTCCTCTGCGATTGCCATATTTACCTCGCGCAGCTTTCCTTGTAGCCATTCAATATTGGCTAAAAGATCGTAGGCCTGGGCCTTTAGTTCCTGTAGTTTGTCCATTTTTTAAGGTTGTAGGGTTAAATTTAGTTGCTCACAAATATACTGATAAGCGGCTAAATTAACGTCGGGCTGCTCGCCCCAGTTGTCATAGTCAGCACCGCTGATAGTGCTGTTTCCTTGCGCGAGAGCTTGCTTAGTTTCTGCTCCCTCGCTATCAGTAGTAACGCTGCTAATAACCCAGTAAAACTGCGCGTAATTGCTTAGATTGTCGTTTACGATTGACGCGTCAATATAGTTGCCGCTGCTTGCTTGTCCGTTTTGCCATATTGTTACTGGCTGAATTGAATATCCCATTTTTATTTATTTTTATTAATATACCTCGTTACTATAAAATGCCACCCCTAATGAAACCGGCACCGTTCCTGTGTTTTTTTGAATGTATGTAAAACCGCCTGAATAGGACAAAGTAAAAGTTCCAGGCATATTATTAGCAATTTGAATAAAACCGTTATTAGGATCTGCAAGCCAAACGCCACTACCACCATTTGTATTATCTCGAATTACTATTAAGCCCGAATAAGCGGTTGACTTTAATACTGTGTTAGTATTCAATGCAGTTATTGTTACAGATACGCCAGTGCTAAAATATCCTGTTGAACTATAAATATTGCCGTTAACCTGTATCGTTCCAGCAGCACTGCCTTTATCTGTTGTAGTGCCGATAAGTACGTTACCGCCGGACGTTATGCGCGCGCGCTCAGAGCCATTAGTACCGAATATCATTGGGTAAGCGCCAGTTGAATATACGTAACTTGCAGCACCGCCGTTACCTAAATATAAATTTGCATTTTGCCCAGTTATAGCAATTTCGGCTGGGTTAGCACCAGTTTGTTCAATAGCTAAAGTTCTTGCATTTACGTTCAAAAATGGTGTTGGCGACGTTGTACCGATCCCCAAATTGCCGGCGTTTGTAAGGCGCATACGTTCAGTTGCACTTGATCCAGTTGCAACTCCGCAAGTACCAAAAGTAAGTTCACTCAATCCATTAGGCGCTGAACCTATGCCTTTAATATACGATTGTGAAACACCGCTAAAAGTATTGTTTGTCTCAAATAATATACCAACAGTGCCGCCAGCGTTAGTGCTTCTAATTCGAGTATCAAAATCGCCTGCATTTTGTACGTCAAATTTATATGCTGGCGACGTTGTACCGATCCCCACGTTTCCGGCGGCTGAAATTAGTAACTTATCCGAAAATGTAGAGCCGGTTTGTGTAGTAGATTGTTGAATTGAAAAATCGCCGAAATTGAATGCATCTGATACAATTCGCCAGCTCCTTGAAGTAACATTTGGGCCATAATTCATTAAATATTGACCACCAGAAACAGCACTCGGGGTGATGAAATTATTTGAAAACGTAGTTCCACTAACATCTAATTTGTATCCACTATTAACAGTAGTGCCAATTAGCATATTAGCCGCAAAGTAATTTAGATCGCTTGCGCCCTCCTGGTAGATGCCCCAGCGATTACTGTAAGTTATAGTTCCAGTACCTGCTGATTGATCGTTAATTAGTAGGCCGTAATTATTTGTTACACTTACCGCGCTACCAATATTATCCGGGAAACATAAGCGCAAGCCAGCCAGGTGCGTAATGGTGCCAACAGCACTACCAGCAAAAGAGTGCACGCCAGTTATAGCGGCATAAGCTCTTAGCGTGCTGCCCTGGCTCATTGTTAGCGTTCCGGCTCCTGTAAAAGATAGGCGGCTGTTACCCTCAATACCTTGCCTGGTGCCGGCTGGCATAGTTGCATTACCCCCCAGCGACAAGTTGATAAAAGCATTAACGGCACTAATAGCGTTCGGGCTGGTAAAAGTAGCCCCAGCCGGTGCCGTTAGATTATAGGTAAATAGATTTCCTTGCGCCTGGCCGCTGCTATAGCTTTCATTGGCTAAAAAAGTCGTCTTGTTTGTAGCGGCTGAAATTTCTACAGCGTTATTTGATAGTACACTGTTTCTAATTTCAAAATAGTTCTGTCCGCTGTTGTACATATCGCCAACGCGCCAAAGATTAACCCCACCGCGCTGAAAAGCTAAATAAATATTAGACGCGCTTGTAGTACCGTTAAACTGGCCGACCACACCGGAACCGTGAACATCTAAGCGAGCCCCAGGGCTTGAGGTACCAATACCGAGCCGTATGTTAGCATTATCCCAAAATAGGTTGCTGTCGGATCCGATTGCCTGGGAGCTTGTAAAATAGGCCACTTGCGTAGCCGTTCCAGTTCCAGTGATCGTACTTGTACCAGGCCCCCCTATTAGATCCCACGTAGTACCGTTATCCCGGTAGATCTCAAAAGTATCGGTACTAACAAAGAGCCGGCCTGTCTGTCCGGCGGCGGGCCTGTTAGCAAACGTATTACTATTGATAGCTGGGGAGCCAAGCTGGTTTAATATATTAAAATTAACGAACATTAAACGTATCTTTTCAGTATTACTGTTAGCTGATTAACCCCGGCGCCGCTAAAGTTAAATGAGTAAACTTTTACGTTTATCTCGTCGCGGTTGCCGGTAATATTCCAGCTTTGATTGGGCGTAAGCAAAAAGCCGTCCACTGTTACATTGGACGTGCCTTGATTAACGAAAATGACGCTGTTAGCGTTCGTGTCCGTTTGGCCCGATTGCTGAAATATTTTTGTTTCTGTTATGAACTTAATGCAAGCCATTATCTACATTTTTTTTGATCGTTTGCATATTCCTCGCGCATTGTCGTTTGATCGGGCAAAAATGTAGTATTATCTACAATATCTGCCACCATACGCCGGGCCGTACTGGCCGCACCCTGGGCGCTGGGCGCCGAGGATCCTGTTTTTTTCTTTCTCTTGATCCAATAATAGTACAGCGCTGCTGCAGCTACTAAATATAAAACTGTACCTCTTTTCATACGAGTATGTTATTATCGTTAAAGCCACTAACGCGAATGCCTTTTGCCAGTTGCTTTGTAACGGCTTTGGCTTGCCTTCTGCTGGCTGTTTTTGTTTTTACTGCACTTCTAACGGCCTTACGCTGCGCCAAAAGAGCTGCACCCTTAGTAAAAAGATTAGTGATAATGCTTGTAGCTCCTTTAGTTTGCACCGTTGGAGCTGGCCCCAGTTCTATTGGCGCTGTAAATTCCTCCTCGGTAATTTTTTCAGTCGGGCCGGCCTCTACTGTTACGCGTGGACGTCTGCGAAAGGCATAAAACGCTATAGCAGCGCCAGCGATCAATAATAAAGGCAAATAACTTTTTTTCATTTCTTAGTTGATTTATATATATAGCCGGCGGCCCATACTACAGCGACGCCGATAATAAGGTTACGGCCCAATTTGATAAGTTTTTGCAGCGTGCTTTGCTGCTCCTCTTGTTCTTCTTTTATCGTTAATATTCCTGATGCTTGCCTGCCCTCTTTACTTAACTTTAGGTCCTTTACTTTTATAGCATAAAAGTTGCCGTCGCGACCTCTAAAAGTTAAATAGTCGTCTTTTCTTTCCTCATACCTCAATCCGTAAATTGGATTAGTGTATGCTGGTCCTTGCAAAAGAAAGCTATCAACTACAAATTTATAGCCCGTTTTTAATGCCGGTACTATTTCCTTTGCTTTATAGCCCAAGTTATTAACGTCGCTAACGCGGTAAAACGGCGTACTTTTTTCCAGCGTTATCGTTTTATCGACTAACTGGCCGGCTCTTATTTTATCGCTCATATTTATTTTCTAAGCATTGATAACAGCATACTGATCTGCGCCTGGGGCATTGCTGCCAGCTTTTCAAGATCTTCTGCCGTTACTCCTTTACTGAATAAGGTTTGAATGATTTGCTCCAGGTCTTGCGTGCCGCTAACGTGCTGCACTTTCGTTGGAGCAAAACTTGTTACCAGGTTACCGAGCATCGCGATTAGCATTTGTTGTACTTGAGGTTGTTGTAGCATTCCGGCCAGTATGCTGGACGGCGTTGTTTTTTCTTCTTCTTCAATTTCGTCCTCGTCAGTTTCTATTTCTGCCAGGCGTTCGGCACGTAGGGCGCGGATCTCGTTTAAGATCTCGTTATTTATTTGCGCCTGTTGGTTACTTACGCCGTAGCCGGCTATCATTCCTACTGGAGCTTCATTGAGCACAAAAACTTTATTTATCGCCGGGGCTACTCTTTCTTTATCCTTGTCGTTGTATAGACCTAAGACAAAGTTATTGTAGTCGTCCGGCGCGATAAAATCAAGCTCGCGTTCCAGCTTTTCCAAGCCGTCGTCCTTGCTTTTACCGTCGTAAGCGCCAGTAATGTTTTTAGCCATTACCGAGAACCTAAAGATCTTCCAAGCGGCTTGCGGCTGCTCGTTGTACCAATTTAGGACTGCGCTTTTAGATCGTAGTTGTGCCGTTGATGCCATAGATTAGATATAATAAACGCCAAAACAAAAACTGATGTTTGTAGTATTAGCTGGGGCTGATGCGATTGTTACGTAGCTTTTGTCCCAGGTAATTTTTTGACCACTAAATTCGGGCAAGCTACGAACGAAAGGAGCGCTGGCTCCAGTTGTTGCTTGCGTGCGAATTAAGCTGATCAAAGGAATTCGAAACAAGTCCTGGCGCTCGTTTGAATATAGCACCAAATAACTTTTTTGCAAGATAGCTGCGGACGGCAGCGCCACGTTATTAGGCGAAACAGTCAGCGTATCTACTGCAAAAGTTTCCAGTGCCATAAGGGCTGTATAGCGCAGCTTAGGAAGATCAGGGAACGACCACTGCGTCTGTGTCTGTCCTGTTACGGCTACTCCTGGAACGAGCAGCTCGACGAGTTCGTACTTTGCGGCCTTAAATGCCATTGTCTTAAATTTTACTTTTTTTGAAAATAAGGGCCGGCCGAAACCGGCCCTCTGAGGTTTATTGACCGATACGAGAATTAACGTACAGGCGTAACATTCTGCGCCAAATGTCCGCGCATAATGATAACAGCGCGGCTGTTAGCTTGTACAGCGGCCATAGCTTGTGGCAGTTGTACCTGCAGTACGTTCTGCTTAGATCCTACAAGTACCCAGGCAGGCTCTACTGGATAGAAACCGTCGTTGCTACCGTCGTTCTGGTCAACATAGTTGATGCCAGAGCTTGTGTAGTCAGCGTCCAAAGTTTCTTGCTGCTGTGGAACGTAGTAATGACGATACAAGTCGTAAGCAGGAACGATCTGACGGTTATTAACTGTCAGAGTTAAGCTGCTATTGTACCAGCTAAGTAAAGCAGCAGCCGCGTTAGCGGTTGTAAAGTTTACTGTGTTGGGATAGGTAAACAGCTTAAAGTTTGTTGCTGTTGAGCTTGCAGGAGCGCAAAAGAACAGACCAAATGAGCTACAGACAAACGCGTCCTGCAAGTTCAAGCGCTGCTCTGTGTTAAAGCTCGTAGTATTCGAGCTTGTTACGTCATTGGTCAATACTGGAAACTGATAGCTTGTGATAGTAGTTGATAAAGCTACCTCTAAACGAAGGTAAGACTGTGAAAGTACAGCCTGTCCGAGCGAAAAGCCGGCGCTATTAATAGCCTGTTTCGCTTTTTCAAATGCAAGGCGTGTGCCTACTGTTGATGCCATTTTAATTGTTACCCTGTTCGTATCGCCCAGGGCCGGGCTTTTAGATTAAATAAAGGTGAATACGAGTGTATCTTTTTAGTACATTTCGTCGTCCTCGTCAATGCCAGCCAATACAGAAAGATCATCGCCAGCCATAACAGTATCATCGCCAGCGATAACACTGATATTGTCGGGGATCTCTCCAACGGTTACTGGAAAGGTCATTGTATCGTCCATAGCTCCGAGAGCTGGGATCAATCCACCAACCAGGCCAGCACCACCAGCAGCGATCATACCATTACCAAGAGCTTTACCAATATCGCCCTTTACGAGCATTGGGAACGCTACACCGATAGCCAGTACAGCCGCATTTTTAATACGGTCGTCGCCTACTGGGATAAACTGAGCCACTTTTTTACCAATAACGGCACCGGCTACAATGCCGAGCGCCTGTCCGATACCGGCCTTGCCGATTGCACCCATACGACGGCGTGAACTGCGTCTTTTAGTGCTTTTTCTACGTCTTGCCATTTTTCTAATTTATGTTGTTTTTTTACGTCCTAATTTACCAAAGTAGCTGATCAGCAAAGTAGCCCGGCGATCCTTTCACTTTTCTGTCCTTATCGTGCCTGGCCTTGTAAAGTTTTCGGCGCTGATCTGCTACTGTCTTTCCGAATAACTTTTTGTAGGTCGGATAGTCCAGGTATCCCTTGGCTCCGACGCTTGTAATATAGTACCCCTCTTTATCAAAGACATCTATCTTTTTACCTTTACGACTGCTCGGCCGGATCATTACGTTAAGTCGCCGGGCCTGGGCTGCTGTATAGGGTAAAATCTTATACATTATTTCAAAAGCTCGTTTATTAACTTATTTTGATCTCTTAAACGTTTCTTTAATTTAATAATAACTTTTTTGTAATGTTCAATTATTCTATTTGCCCTATTTTTTTCCGTATTGTCCATATTAGGCAAATTATTTTTTATTCTATTTATTGCTTCTAATAATACTTTAATATCATTTTCATACTGATCCCTAATAGCATACATATTTTTTGGCTCAATTCCACTCATTACGCGAATATTAACGTTATGGCTCTTAGTATCAGTATGCATTTCGCTGGTGCGCTTGCTCTTTTTAGCTTTTACTTTAGTCGGGCTTGCTTTTTTAGCAGCTTTCTTTTTAGGTGCAGCGCCTACTCCAGCACGCTTTTTACTATAGCTAATAGCCCACGCTTGTTTAACAGCTTGCGCTTGCGTTAGTTTCGGATTTTTTTTCCGCAGCTTGCTGGCCTCTTTTACTACGGCCTTAAATTTTGCCCTGGCGGCTCTTTGCTTTGCTGTCATATTATTTTTTCCTTGTTACAAAATACAGAACAGCAGCGCCGCCCAGTATTAAGGGTAAAAAATTAGGTTTTTTAGTCGCTGTAGTGGTAGCTGGGGCTATATCGCTGATCGGCTGCATTTCGGCGGGCTGCTCAAAAACTTGATCTGCTACGTCGATAAATTCAGCGTCGGTCGCCGCCTTTGGCTCCAGCACTTTTTTTGCCAGCTCTTGCGATTTTTTATTGATAGCGTCACGGCCCACTTGTACCAGCTCTGCCGGATCAATACCGATTTTTTGTAAAAAGTCGGCTACCTTAACCAGCAAAGGGGCTGCGGTTACGGCCGCTGCGGCTGGGGCTGCCGGCGCCACGCCGATTTGCTCCATACCAAAAATGCGGTTTTTAGTAGATCCTTTCTCCCACGCTTTTTTGAGCGCGTTGATCTGCCCGCCGGCGCTCTCCCAAAAGTTTTGCAGCTTGCTGGGAGCTTTCTCCCAGGCCGCGGCTAACTTGTTACCGAGCCCGGCAAAGTTTAAGCTAACCAGCAGTAAAAAAGCATTACGAACTGGGGCGGCAGCTACTTTCAAAACTACTTTAGCTCCTTTCTTTAGTACCTGTCCAGTTGTTCTGCCAGCAGCTTTGCGGGCGGCCTTTACCGAAGTAGTTGCCGCTTGTTTCGCCGCCTTAGTCGGCGCCGCTTTCCTTGCTGCCTTAGCAGCTCTTAGGTCTGCTTTTTGTTGCGCTGTCGCGCCAATACCTGATATACTGTATAGTGCCATTTTTTTATCGATTGCGTACGTGTACGGTTTTTTATAGTTAAACTCCCCTACCACTGGATCAATCCAAATTTCGTTAGCAGTGCCCGGATTTACTACCACAAAAACGTGCTGCGGCTGCTTATCAAAAATTCTATAGCTGGCAAAACGATAGGCAAACGGTATGCCCAAATTTTGCAAAATGCCGCCAGCAAATAAACTAAGATGTTTACAGTCGCCGTGGCCGGTAGCCAAAATAGCTGCCGGACTTTTTACGGTCTGCTTGCTGCCCGGCTCAATCACATAGCGTACATTTTTTTTTAGAAAATTGTAGATCTTGCGGGCCGTCTGCATTTTTGATCCAGCATTAAAAAAAGAGCTGATTTTGCTATAGTCCTGGGCGTGTCGTCGGTGCGCGTCCAATATGGCGTCGATTATGTCGCCAGTGCTTTGCTCCGCGGTTAGCATTTCGCGCCGATTTTGAAACGGCGCCAGCACTCCCATTAAAATAGCTGCGTCCATACTATTTAGATCGTTTGAGTATCGCTGATAGGCACTACAAGTCCGTCCACGTTGGCTGTACCGTTAAAATTTACAGTTACCGGGCCGGGCGTTTTTTCTTTATTGAAAAAATCGCGTACCGTTTCAAAAATACCAATAGCACTGGGGCGAGCTTGTAGCTTAATAACAGTTTCGCTGTTAGCGGCTACTCTTTGATCGCCAAACGCCGAAACGCTGGCAACCGTTGAGCCCTTTACGTTAATGTTTCCAGTTATTGATCGAATAGTTATAGCTGTGTTCGTTGGGTTCTGCGCTGTCAGCTCCACGTTAAATACTGGAGAGAGCAAGCGGCCCCCGGGGCGAATAGATCGTAAAGAAAAGACGGCTTTTTGTCCGAAACGGTAGCGCGAAAGTAAAAAGAGAGCCGCTGCGCCGCCTACTAAAAAAAGAATATTCCGCATTGCTTTTTACTGCGGGTTTTTTGCTCCTGTCGTTTGTCGTTACCGAAAATAAACTAAATGCGGCGACCAAAAAAATTATTTTCGAAAATATTTTATTTTTGTAACTTTTCGCCGAGCCCGTGCGCGGCTCTGTAGGGCCGCTGCACGGTCTCTGGCGAAGTTAGTGAAAAAAAACCATATAAAGCATAATACTGGGCTAAAAAATATCCACAATATCACTCGTATTGACCTTTATTTAATTAAAGTAATGTCCTGTAAAGGGTAAAAAAAGGGCCCGGCGTAAAAACGCCAGGCCGTCTGTTGTAAACCAACCCTGTCTGCTTATGAGAGCCCTAAATTACATATTTTTTCTAAAATCGCTTATTAGCCACGTACGGCCCTCAAATTTCGCACTTTCCTTGTCGTACCAGTTAATATACCAGGCGCCGAGCCCGGCGCAAAATTGGCCAAATTTTAAGCGGCTGGCGATATTTCGGTATTTCCTGGGCCGCTTTGTTCCGGGCTTAAAAAAAACTATAGCAGTTTCGAGCTTTTTATTCATTTTTTCCTATTTTTGATATGAATACGAGTGATCGCGGTTAGTTCCGTTGGTCGTTTGTCTGCGCCGGTCGAGTTTACTCCCGGCGCTTTTTTTTTCCTTAAAACGGCAAATCGTCTGTAAGATCAGGGCCCTGGCTTGCACCAGGCGTCAATTTCATTGATCCCTGGGCTGCTTGAGCATTAAGATCCTGTTGCTGCTGCTCACTAAATAAGATACGTAAATAGCTCATACCGGCCTTACTCTTATTGATCCAGCCGCTAATTCGGTACTGCTGGCCGTTTACCGTTGCCGTTCCGCTGTAGTCGGGCTGGCTGTCTTTCTCTTTTTTTTGGCTAAAAAGAGATCCGCTGTTATTTTTTTGTTCCATAGTTATTGCTGTTCAGTTTCCCCTGTCCCCGGTTTAATTTTTCTTTTTTGTAGGTATTGCCGGGCTGGGCTCAATATATGGCACCTGGCTCCAGCGTCCGTCAAAGTTCATTATGGCGACTGGCTCGAAGTCGCTGTCGCTCCTTAGATATTTCGGTTTAAGCACAAATTGGTTATGTTCTTTATTTTTCTCCACTATCATCGTGGACTGGCTCCAGCGATCAGTATTACTACCCAGGTGCCCCAGCGTTTCGCCTTGCCCTTTACCCAGGTGCAGCACACCCAGTAATAAAATGTCATATTGCTTTGTAACTCTTTTTAGCCAGTTAGTCACTATCCGCGTTTCTTTGGGATCGTTATAGTCCAAACATAAGTCCAAAAGTCCGTCCACAATAATACAGGAGCAGTCCGGGTTATTGATTAAATACTGTTCTATCATCATCAATATATTGCCTGGCATATCTTCGCGCAGTGAATAGGCGTCAAACGTAGGCGGCAAGCTCCGTTTTTCAGCCAGCGACACTATTTTATCTATTTGCCTATAAAAGTCGAAAGAACTCATTTCAGTATCAAAATAGCCGATCCTGGGCCTGTCCTTTGGTAGGGATAATTTCATACCCCATACGCTACTAAAGTCGGGCACCAGTGCCGACGCGGCTGCGGCTCCCACAAATGTTGATTTGCTTGCTTTTGGTAAGCCCGAAAAAACAATGTAGGACTGCAAACAGCCCACGACCTTACTTTGCACTGTAAATATAGGCACCTGGGCGGCTGGCCTATTTGCAGCGTCGTACTTACGAGAAAGTAAAATGTCGTTAAGGTCGCGGGCGTCGTTTGTCATTGTTAGCTTAGTTCATACCCCAGTAGTCGGATAACCATAAGAAAAAAAGAAAGGTAACTAACAGCCAAAACTTAGGGCTGTTCAATAATTGTAGCAGTGTCCGTTTCATTGTGTTTGTCGTTTATTGCGTTAAATAATTCAGTGGCACCAATAACAGCGGCCTGAAAAGGCGTTATCTCTTTTCCATTGTGTCTAAGGCCGGCACCGTTTTTTTTCATATCTAAGTACCAAGGCAGCAGTTGTATTGCTGCATATTCCAGTTTACTCATACCAGGGATCGGCGCAATAATGCGGCCGAGGTTATCCTGGGCTACCTGGGGCGGAAATGCTGGCTGATTGTAATTTTCCATTTTTTTGATTTTTTGATTAAATAATGAATGAAAAAACAGACGTGAATAAGTATGTAAGCGGCAATAAATATCGGCATACATACTATTAGAATAAATAGTATTTCCAGTAGTAGTTTAGGCAATTTCATCAGGGATCTGCTTAACGCTTGTAATTTGTCGCTGCCAGTAGTCAATGCTATCGCCAATAAGTACGCGAATTTCCATAGCAAGATTAAAGGGAACGAGCCGTTGCTCAATTAGGCACCGGCTACCGCAGTCAAAAGTAATTTCGATAGTTACTTTTGATCCGTCTAAGTTCATTCCGAGAAACTGAAGCGCTTTTACTTTGTTCTCAAGCTCGCGCAAATAGGCGGCCTTGTCGCTTTGTGTAGTCATAGCTCCGTAATTTAGTGGGTTAATAAAGATCGTTTGTCGTTGTAAATTTATAGCACTTTATTTCATATAACCAAAAAAAAATCTTGCCTGTGAGTGGCAAGATTGCAATAAGCAATAAAAATCAATAGGTTAAGACAAAAATAGATCTGCTTCCTTTTGTCGTCTTGTAGTTAGTCCTGGTAATACTTGACCGCCGGCTCTATTCCAGCGTAAAAACTGCGCTGCTACTAACTTTTTATCGGCCTTGCTATTAAGTAGTCGTAGTAGCGTAGATCTTGCAAAAGCGCCAGCGCCTATATTGTAAACTAATGAGGTAAGCGCTGCCAGTTGATTGGCGTTAATAGGTACTTTTACCAGTCGCTTTACATCGCCCTGGGCTGCCGACGTTGATATTTTTAGCCAGTCAAGGGCCTGGGCTTGTGTGATCGTGTCGCCCCTTTTTACAGGCAGTCCAGTATAGGGATTGCGCGTATTTCCGTAACCTATAGTCCAAATTCCGGCGCTATCCTGGTAAGCTCTTAGTTTAAGGCCCTCGAATTGTGAAATTAACTTAGTTGCGCTCACTTTGTTTCTAATTAGTAACAGGGCTGCTACTGTCAGCCCGACAATATATTTGCTATAGCGTTTCAAAGTTAGATACCTGTCTTATCAAAATCTTTAGCAGCAGCAAGGCCCAGCCCGGCGCCGATTGTTGTAATGCCGGTTACAAGGTCGCCTTTCAGTATGGCGGCTACACCGCCGACGATTGTTGCAAAACCGAAAAAAGTCGTTTTCCAGTTCTTTAGTGCTTTTTTCATAGTCCGTTACTTTTAGTTTTTTGAATTAGTATATCCAATTTAGTTTCCAAGCGAATTAAGCGCTCGGCGTGATCGTCTTGCTTTGCTTGTTTTTCCTCTAATGACTTTACTCGTTGATTAAGTACAGCCCAGGAAGCAACAAAACCGCATAAACTACTGATTGCTATTGTTACTAACTGTAGATCCACTTTCTTGCTGTTTTTTATTTTCTTCTGCGATCGCGATATTTACCTCGCGTAGCTTTCCTTGTAGCCATTCAATATTGGCTAAAAGATCGTAGGCCTGGGCCTTTAGTTCCTGTAGTTTGTCCATTTTTTAAGGTTGTAGGGTTAAATT